CCTTGACGCCTATAGAAGGCCGGTAATTACTCTCCTATCTTAGTGATCAAAAGGTGCCATCATCAAGCTGTGAAGTCAAAGCGACCGTGCCAGTATTGTCAGGCAGCGTGATCACTTGATCAGCCGTCGGATCAGCTAACGCCAGAGTGGTCTCAAACGCATCGTCTGTCGCACCCTCAAACACAAGACTGCTGGTATTCCCAATCAGCACTTGACCAGTGAACGTGCCACCGGCTTTTGGCATTGCCAAAGCGGCCAAGTCATAGGCCGTCTTAACACCGTTAGGCGTGGCAGCGCTTGTAGTACTTGATGACGTAACACCATCAGTCAGTTGCAGGACACCGACGGCGCTTGTCGTGCCAGTGCTGATCGTCAGTGCAGGCGTTGTCGTACCGCTCGTAACACCAAGTGGTGCGGTAACCGTAACTTCTGTGACCGTACCAACCTTGTTTTCAATCCACTCAAGGCCAGTCGTTTCGCTGCTGTTTGCGCCCAGGATGTAGCCATCTGTTCCAACAGCAAGCTTGGCAAGAGTTGTGGCGGCAGAAGCAGCGAGTAAGTCACCTTTTGTATAGCTGGCAATATTTGTGCCACCATGATCAACGTCAACAGTGCCGCTGGTTAACCTGTCGGCGTTGCCAGTCTCATTACTAAGCTCTTCAATTGCACCTTGAACGTTCGTTGACGCAATATCACCCGCTGGGCTAAATGTAATATTATTTGCAGTCTGGGTGGAAAAGTTGGTTGATACGTCAATCTCCAGCCAGTTGTCGCCATTTGATAGCAACAAATCAGGCGGTGCCAAGGTGACGGTTGGAGCAGGGCTTACACCCGTTCCGCCGGTACTTACGACCAAGTAATAGTTTGAGTTAGTAGAACTTGCTCCAGGCAGTGACTGTCCAGAGAGCAGGCCAATTGCCGAGCCCGCGTCAGTTACAGATGCAACCTCATTCAATGATGCGTCATAAGTACCGGCCAACACAATTGCACCGGCTGAGATACCAATACTCTGGAAAACGTTTCCGTCATGCATGAAAAAGTTCTTGCTGACGGGGTTGAAAAACAGCTGCCCAACAAAGTCTGGTGTCGGGAACGTTTCACCAATTTTGGCAATGGAGTAATTTGCAAGCTTTGCGCCAGTTACAGCGTCGTCTGCGATTCGATCACTCGGCAAAGTGCCTGATGTAATTTTTACTGCATCTAGATCAGGGATGTCTGCCGGCACCAAGGCCGTAGTAGAAGTAATGTGACCTTCGGCGTCAAATGTAATTCCGCTAGTTGTTGACGCTGTGACACTATTAGTGTGGTTTAGCGTTCCACTTGCAACACTTAGACCTGTACCAGGCTGAATAATGCCCTTAGTTGATGCAGTTGCATCTGGCAAGTCAGCAGGCCCCAAAGCACGGAATGTTGGCGCGGCATCAGAGCCTGACGTAGGACCAGCAAATACTGTATTCGCCTCCTGCGTATCAAGCGTTAATGTCAGATTTGCAGTAAAAGCATCTGGATTGTTAACAACAACTGATAACGGCGTTGAGTCGGTAATCGTAATTGACTGGATACCAGACTCTTGGACCCAAGCACTGCCTGTGTATCTATAAGCCAGGCTGGTCCCTGTATTAAACCAGGCTTGACCCGCGAATGCTCCCGTTCCGGTAGGGGCTGCGTTGGCGACAACACAGGTAGACTGATCGCCTAATTTGTCTTGGTTAATCGCATCGTCGTTGATCTTGGCTGTGGTGACAGCACTCGCTTGGATATTGGTGGCAGCGACGATGTCTGAAGCAAGAGTGGTCGCGAACGAGCCTGTACCACTACCTGTAACAGCGCCGGTAAGGGTAATCGTTTGATCACCTGTATTTGTGCCACTTGACGTGCCAGAGAAAGACGAGCCATTCGTCCAGGTGCCAGTAGCAATAGCAAGAGGGCCAAGGCCAAGAGTTGTTCTTTGATCAGCAGTAGTTGGATCAGCGAGCAGATCCCGCCCTGCTGCAGTGCAGGCGATTTCTTGAATAGTGCCCGCCCCGGCGGTGCTGCGACCAAGGATAATGTCGGTGCTTGTTGCGTCTTGCAGCTTGTCGTAAGTGACTGCGTCGTCAGAGATGTTTGCAGAGCCAACAATGTCATTCGCGAGCGTGGTAGCAAAGCTGCCAGTGCCAGATCCTGTGACAGCGCCAGTTAAGGTAATTGTTTGATCGCCTGTATTGGTGCCACTGGAACTTCCCGAATGTGTCCCGGCAAATGTACCGCTAAAGGTGCCGCTTTGCGTGGCAAGCGTGCCTAGGCCAAGAGTGGTGCGTTGATCCGCAGCACTTGCGTCGTCTAATAAAGCCCGACCTGCCGCAGTACAAGCAATTTCTTCTACATTGCCCGCGCCTGCAGTTGAGCGACCGAGCAGCCGATCAGTTGCTGTAACATCTTGGATTTTGGCGTAGGTGACTGCATCGTCCGCAATTTTGGCGGTCTGGACAACATCGTCAGAAAGGGTTGTTGCGAACGTTCCAGTGCCAGTGCCAGTAACAGCGCCAGTCAGCGTGATCGTTTGATCGCCAGTATTCGTGCCGGATGACGTGCCGGAATGCGTGCCACTAAACGTACCGTCTTGCGTTGCAAGTGTTCCTAGACCTAAGGTTGTGCGCTGAGCAGCCGCATCGGCGTCATCTAGCAGTGCTCGACCGGCAGAAGTGCAATCAATCTCTTCAATAGATCCAGCGCCGGCCGTGGAACGACCAAGAATTTTGTCGGTGGCGCTTACATCTTGGATTTTTGCGTAAGTAATATTTGCATCTGCGACCTTTACAGTGGTCACAGAGTCGCTAGCAAGCTCAGTACTGCCGATTGCGCCAGCATTCAACAAATCATCGACATTGCTGTTGCTAACAGGATTCAAGACAGCAATGCTGCCCAGGCCAAGAGTTGTCCTTTGGGCTGCAGCATCAGCATCATCCAAGAGAGCGCGCCCTGCTGCCGTTAGCGAATAGGTCGCATAGGTGTCTGCTGCGGTCAGGTAAATGCTCTGATTTGCGGCAGTTGTCAGGGCCGATATGCTCTGCAGCCCTTGATCAAAGGCTTGAACATTTGTGCCGATGGCAAGACCTAGATTCGTCCTGGCCCCAGCTGCTGTACTACTGCCAGTGCCGCCATCAGCAACTGCCAGATCAGTGATGCCAGTAATTGTGCCGCCAGTGATCGTGGCGCTAGCGCTGCTCAGATTCGCGGTAACAGTACCGAACGTAACGGCATCATCGGTGTCGATGCCAAGCGTTGTACGCTGTGCTGCAGCATCAGCATCATCTAGCAGCGCTCTACCTGCGGCAGTACAGGTAATTTCTTCAATAACGCCAGCACCCGCAGTGCTTCTGCCTAGCAGCCGATCAGTTGCCGTGACATTTTGAATTTTGACGTAAGTGACACCATCATCAGCGAGAGCGGTAGTACCGATCTTGGTCGTGCTGCTCTGATTGAGTTTTGATAAATCGATGATGCCATCAGCGATGACATAAGAGCCTGCGGTAGTGTCAAAGCCGCTTTCGATCAGGCTCGTAACACTGACTTTTTTTGTTTCACTGCCGCTAGTATCGACAATCGCCAGAAAGTCATTAGCCGCGACCCCAGCCTTGCTTAGCTCATTTAGCTCTGATATGCGTTGATCAGCCAAGGCTCGGCTCCTGCGACACAGACATGTGGTTACAGTTTAATCGGTAACTTCCTTGAGCAGGAAGTCAAGAGAGTCTTCTACCTGAATACGATCATCGTCCTCCTTGAGCAGATAATTGGATGGCACGCCAAAAATCAGGCGAGTTTCCCCTGTCGTGACGAAATCTATCGTGCAGGTAATAATATCGCCAGAACGCAAAGAAATGCCCGTATTCGTGGGCACAGCAGTCAATAGGTAGAACAGATTTTGCAAGGTTGGGTCAACGGCTTTGTCGGTTAAGTACAGCGCCAAGTCAAAAGCGCAGCCAATATCAAGCCGTTGGATAATTTGCAGTAACAATAATGGCGCCTCCTCTACGCCCGTGGTTTCATAATTAAAAGCGCATTCGATTCTCCCGCTGCCGCTAAGCAGTCCGGCATCGAACTGTCGCTTGTACTTGTCCGACAAGCTTGTGACATCAATTGCGTCCCTGCTGGCATTGAATTCAAATTGACTTACGCAACCCAGAAGGTTGTACTTAATATCTCTGACTGTCAGTTTAACGTTCAAAGGTGAACCGCTAAATGATTGCAGAGTTATTTCATTGGATCTAGTGTTGTTAACAGCGTCTCCGAATGTAGGGAACAACCGAAGCCCGCCGACTTCATTGACATGAACAAAGCAGCTAAATGTATCTTGAATTTGGTTGATAGACCAGTTGCTAGCAGGGATGAAGGCCAGCCCTCTGCTGTCCGTAGTCGTTAGATCGACCCTATCGCCTGTCAGCAGGTTTTCATAGCCACTTTCAAAACCAACACGATTCAAAACAGTGCTTACGTCGTCTGCCTGAATCACAGAAGAAATTGATCCAAGGACCGGATCAGTGCCTCGGCGCAAACGTATGTTGCCATAATTACCGAGGTAAAAAGTCATTAAACTTAGTTGCTGGGGACCTGCGCGAACAGCTTGCCGTTGTTGTCCTCGCTTACGGTGAACGAAATAGGTATAGTGGTAACTTCACCAGTCGATACTTGTATTCCCATTGATGTTATATATCCTTTGCATTTAATGATGTCCGTATTGCCAGTGGCAGGAGTATTGTCAACTCTAAGCTCAAAATCAATAAAATCAGCAGTACTTACGCCGTTTGCGTCTGTTTTCATAATGTTGCCTATAAAGCGCGTAAAGTCTTGCTTGACATCGGCAGCCGCAGCAGTGTCCCTGTAATACATAACAGTCGCGCTTCCGGTTGCGCCAGCCACGCCTGGCACGAACGAATTAAACCTGCTATCAATCGTGTTCGTGGAAATCAATTCAACAGTTGTTTCAATGGACCAGTCTCGAATTTTTGCCATAATCCTACTTGCAATCCTTAACTTGCCCGTTCTGCCCGTGTAAAAGGTGCCCATGATCCAGTGATACTGGCTACGTTGCTTTTATTCTAGCTTACCGTAAAGTGCCTGCCACGGAAGTCCGCGATCCGCGCAGTTAACACACCATTCGACTCGTCGCATGGGTATTCAATAGCTTTTACGCCAACCTCCCCGCCCTCTTCCAATGCGACCTCAGTAACGCGGAATACACGTTTTCTTGGCTTTGCTTTGCCCATGACAAAAACATAGCCTTCATACTTGGCTGCAAGACCACTGGCAGTAGTAATGCCGCCTGCCGTGGTAACGCTTTTTGATTCTGTTGCAGTTTCGCCAGTGTCCGGCTTATACAGCAAAATCGTATAGGTGTCGTCCTCGGGTTCAACATTCAGAGGGAAATTCAGCACAGAGCCAGCCAGCACGCTGCCAGTCGTGTAGTTGTCCCACTCTTCTAGTCCGATATCAACATAAACAAATGAGCCGGGCTCAATCGCAGCCTCTGACGGGAACGTCTGGAACTCAATACCTCTCCTGATGTGTCGCCTCTGATTGACAAGCAATTTGCCGATCAAAATTGCCTGACTGCGCTGGGTTACGAACTGGCTTGCGTCTACGGTTTGCCTAACAATGTCTGCCTCATCAAGTGTTTGGTTATTCTCTGCTTTGCTTAGCTTGACATTAACTGCCCGCGTCGAGCTAAAGACAGAGTCTTCGCCGGTTTCGCGATACAAAACCGTAACAGCTAGATCTTGTGTTCCAACTCCATAGTCAAGGAACTCTTCCTTGTAAGACCCCTCCAAGATGTTGCCAGGGGTGAACAACGCATCAATCTTAAGTTCTACGGGAGTGCCGTCATCATTTGCCGCCTTACCGCTTTTGTCTACAGGCACAGCAGGGACTAAGGTGTCCTTGCCGTTCTTACGCGCCAGCTCAAGCAAGCTAAACGGAGCATTTTCAATCCAAAACTCCCTCCATGAACTTGCCTCGGCGATCACACCATCCATAAACAACTGGGTGCTGCCATCAAGATTGTTGCTTCTGCAGAATCGCTTTGCCAGCGACAAGCTTTCGGTATCAGCAGGATTCGAGGGCAAATAACGAGCAACGCCATTTTTCTGGTCAAGCAAAGTATCCAGAAATATGTCGGGCGCAAAAGAAGAGCTATTTTGATTCACACTAATAGTGCCGTTGTTGTTAATTTGATGGCAATCTTTTCCTTTAGTCACAAAAGCACTAACGGCTCTTATGTCTTGAACATTTCTACCCGCATAAAGATGGAGGCCCATCATGCTTAGATCCTTGTACAGAGCATTGAACTTGTTCGCATTGGCTTCTTTTTGCTGCTCGGTTACGCTTACAATTTCAAATTCAGGCCCATTGTCAAAACTAAAGTCAACCTTGGTGTCTCCTCGCACGGAGAACATGTCCCATTCATTTGTCAACTTCGGCCTGGTCTCTCTTAACGCATCAGCAAGCCCGCCAGGATTTGTTTTGTACTTCCTGCCGTGCCAAGAGAACGAACCTCCATTCACGGTTGCCGCACTAGACGCAAGCTTAGAGCCTGCACCTTCCATCTCGTTCTCTAAGAATCCAATATGAGCCTGTCCGTTCTCAACTATTTCGGCGGTAAAATCGACTACTGGCTCAAACTTAAACTCGTACTTAGCACTTTTATTTGCCTTGAAGCTGATTTGCACATATTGCGCTGTTTTGCTAGCGCGTCTCATCGCAAAAATAACTGGGGCATATTGGAATTCAGAGGTGGCGCCAGTCAACACAGGGCGACAAGCGACTTTAAAAAATGCAATCCTATGCTTTACGCCATTGTCTGAATCGGTGTGGGGCTTATTAATCTCCGCACCATCCACTGTCTTAACCTTGTCTTTGCCGTACTTGCTTTGGCGACCTGAAATCTGCCTAAAAATTGTCGCCTTTAAATTGAAAGCAACAAAATCGCAACTGGAAACTGTGCTGTATAGACCAATTTCAATCTTTGACAAGCACTTCGTGAAGAAATTGTTATCTGCAGCATTGGGGTCCACTCTCCCAGGCAAGTCGTCCCAGTTTTCAATCAAGTAGTTAAGCTGCTCAATAGTTG